TTACCTTCTTTCTGCACTTGTTCAAGCTGAGCTTTCATTTGCTTTAGCTCTTCAGCTTGCTTGTTCATGTGTGTGCGAAGATCACTGTAGCGTTTCTTGTATGTACGTTCCTCGCCTGATACTTCAGCTTCCTCTTGTGCTTTCTCAGGTTTAGCTTCTTGTTGTTGCTTATGCTCAGCTTTATGCTCAACTTCCTCAGTACGAGCTTTCATTAGAGCTTCAAGTTCAGCTTCTTCCTTCTTGATCTTTTCTTCTAGAGGAGTGTAGCTCTTTGGGTTAACAAGCCCTGCTACTTTTTGTGTTTCTACTTGTGCTAGTTCAGGCATAGTCATAGTTCCTTTTTTTATGTTGGGGCCAGCATTATTGCTGGGTAGCCTTATAGTTATTTAGTTAAGGGTTTATTCATCCCACCCTGTCATTGCAGCTTCTTTACCTGCTTCAGGGGTAAAGTCTTTTTTGTTCTGTTCTTGTATATCTCTCATCATATCTGAAGCAGAATAATCATCATCTCTTTCAGGTTTTACGGGAGTTGTTGTAGTTTCGATACCAGCTATAGTTTCTCCTACTGCTCTACTTGGTGGAGCAAATGCATCTTCCATATAGTTGGATGTCTCTGAACCATACTGAGCTAGGTTTCTTTGTCTTACAGCCTCTGTTGTAGGCATACCAGTTACAGGATCTAAGTCACCCTGTCTACCAAAGAGTCTGTCAAATATATTCCGATCATCGTCTGACTTATAGTCACCGCTAAACGGATCAGCCACACTAACTGCATAACCTTCTTTTTGTAAAGCAGAACCCGTAATATATCTAGTAGCATCTGCTGCAGATATAATATCTTTATCTGAGGAAGATTGCATTAAGTTTATTGCTTGTGTGTGCGCTGCTTCAGCTTGTTGTTGCTTCATCTTTTTAGCTAACATAGGAAGACCTATGCTTCCTATAGGACCACCTATAACTGCACCTAACGAAGATAAAATACCTTTTTCTACTATATTTAAACCTAAAGGATCTTCTCCTTTTCGTATTTTACTGGCTAGATCTTCATTATAATCTTTGTAGTCTGTATTTGTCCAGTCACTTACTGCTGTATTTCTCCAACTTTTTTCTGTTTCTGATACAGCTTTATCATCGTCATCACGCTCACGTTGAACTTGCTGTTGCTCTTCTACAACAGTTTCACCTTTAGGTCTATATCCTTCAGGTATACGGCTCATTGGCCTACCGTTAAAGAAGAATATAATTATCTCTCTACCTGTATCAGAATCAACAAATGTACGAGACTCAAAGCCTGTGTATACAGCACCTGTACCACCGTACCGTCCATAGCCGCCACCTACAGGTTTAGGTACTTCCGTTCCTGGGATGTTACCACCTTCAGCGTAACCCTCTTTAAGTTCTTCGTCAGCATCATCATCAGACTCTACTTCAAGCTCATCATCACGGAAAGGTAACTCATCACCTTCTTTAATGCGCTCCCAACCCTCTTTAGCTGAACCTAGTAGCTCATCGAAGAAGTCTTCACCAAAGTAACGTACAGCATATGCAGGTATGACGTACTCGTTTTCACTTACTCTGATGTCAATGTCATCACGTACTTCAGAAGGTAAAGCACCTACAGGAGCAGTATTGCCGCTTACAGGGTCTACCTGTTCGTCGAGCAGCATATCATTCATCTCTTCATCCATGTCAGTTACTGCTCCACCCTCGTTGTATCCTTTATGTTCCATATCAAGCTTAGCGTTCTTAGCTAAAACCAATGGACCTATCTGTATTACTTCATCAGCTTCACGTACAGGTGCATGTTTACTTTCACCTGACCTCGCATAAAAACCACCCTGTCTACGTGGATCAAAGCCTACCTGCGTCCACTCAGGATCGTTTAAATACTTAGCTGCCTTATCACGTATCTCTTCTACGTCTAGATCTTTTATTTCCCCTGATACTGTAGCGTAACCAGTTTTACCTGCTTCGCCAGTACCAATCTTTTCTGATGTCTTCTGAGAAGCTAAGAATCTTACAGGCTTATCATCTACACCTTTATAATGAATAGCTTTAGCGTAATGCGTTACACCTTTTTCAGCAGTAGATGTACCAGCTACAATCCATGTATCAAAACGATTATACGCAGGGATGTCTAACCTACCGTTAAACTTATCACCTACTTTTAGTGATGACTTTTCTACGTCTAAGTTTTTAACTGCTTTGTCAGGTAGTATGAACTTACCTTTTTCTCTTTGGTCTGGCTTTAAAGAAAATACAGTAGCTTTACTTGAAGGTTCTCTAGGTAATGCATCCCAAGCTTCAACAGGTTTATACTTATCTACGTTCTCTAAATGTTGTTCTCTAGTGATTTTACCGTCAATTAAATCTTTAGTTGAATCTTCTAATTCAGGTGTACGAATAGTAGGACTAACATCTCGTGATTCCGTTACATATTCACTGACAGTGTTTTGCCAATCGTCAGGAGTTTCTGCTTTATCAAACTCTGCCATCTTCTTTTGGTAATCAATGTTAGATACCTGTGGTGTTACTTCTTCTACAGGTGGCTTTAGTCTAACATTACCACCCATAACACCTAACGCATTAGGATCAACTTCAATACGCTTACCTATATCTACAGCTTTTTTAGCACCAGCTTTAATAGCGTTAGCTGCAGCGTCACCTAATCCTGGTACAAGCCCTACGATTGCTGCACCGCCCAGCGCACCAGCTAAGTAGTAATTAGGATCATCTTTCTGTAACTCATCATAAACTTCTTTAGCTGCCATAGCATCACCAATGACAGGCGTAGCTGAAGCAACAAAGGTAGCCGCATCTTTAAAGGATACATCAGGTACATCTACAGCTAAGTTTTTTGCTTCTTCTGCGTATCCTAAGTATTCTTCTTCAGTTTGGGCCATTCACTTCATCCCTTAAATAAGCTAACTTACGTAAAGCTGCAATCTCACCTTGGGTACGATACATACCTTCCATAGTACTTTCTTGTTCTAACCTGCGCTGGGCTGTAGATATTTTACTATTAAGTGTTTCTACAAAAGAATCCCATAGAGGTTTATCGTTTACTAACTTTTTGATGCTGCTCATGTGCCGCTAAAACCTTGCTCACCAGGAGTTGGTACTGTACCTGTACCTATGTTGCCCCCACCTGCACCTGTAGTATCACTCACTGCAACTCCTGCTTGCTCTGGGGCTGCACCTGGATTAGGTGGTGCGGGTGGTCCCTGCATTGCTGCACCCTCAGGTGGTTCAGGTGGCTGTGTGAACTTTTTTAGTATCTCAGCTTGGATAGCTGCGTCACTCAATGAGTTAGTTACTTTATCAGGATCGAGATCCATAGACTTAGCTATCTCACGAATAATGTAGTCGCTCTTCACAAACGGCATAAGCGCTGGATTAGAAGCTACACCCATAAACTGCATCAAGCGCTGTGAGCGTACCTCGTTAGCCATCAAGCTTTCTGTACCTGACGCCTTTACTTCTAAGTCACCCTTGATGTCTGTATCAAAGTCAAACTGCATGTTGAAGCTAAAGAACGCACGACCTAGTGGTGCAATTAAATAGTCATCGACATTCTTGACAACATTTCGTATACTACCGTTAGCTGCAGACATAAGCATAGAAATGCCAGAAGCAGTTCTACCCACTCCACTGACGCCTGTCTGACCGTGAGCAAAACTTGGGAATCCTGTACTTTCATCAGCTAATACTCTTGCTTTATCAAAGAGTTGCATATTCTCGCCAGCTACATTAGGGAACTTAGTACCGAAGATGCCTTGTCCTGGTGCACCCCCCTGTCTACGAAACACCTTGCCAGGGTACACAGATAAGTCCTGCCCAGGAACCAAATTTGTTTCATCAACTTCAATGATAAGATTACCAGATAATGCAGCATTGTCAATAGCCATACGCATAAAGCCATTCATTAATGTCTGCGTATCGTCCATATTCTCTGCAATACCTACACCAAAGAAGCTGTAAGGGTTTAACTCATAAGGTACAGAATAGTAAGGAATACGTGCTGGCTTGAATGGGTTAAGTACTAAGCGTAGTACTGTACCGTTACATACCCAAGCGTTAACACTCAGTTGCTCTGCATCCTTTAACTCACTAGGAATACGTACACCATTATCTTCTAGGATCTCTGAGTCTACGTAACCCCAGAACTCTAGGATCTCATAACGTTCAGGAGCAGTGTTACTTACACTGTCATCCTCCATGTCTTGCTCCCAGTACTTCTTATCGTAAGACTCACCAAGTGCAATAGCTTCATCAATAGAGTCTTTACGGAAGAACGGTCTAGACTTTAATGCTCGCATCTGTGAGCGTGTCATGCGGTGACGCTCAACTACATACTCAGCTTCATCCATGTTGTACGCATCAGGATCAGGATAAAAGTTCCATATAGATACGTGGCTAGTAGATGGTACTGTCTTGATTAAGGGGTCATACTCACCCTCATCATTCCAGTTAGGATACTCTTTATCTATAGCAAACGGACCCTTCATAATACCTGTACCGAAGAGTGCCATCTCAAAAGCTGTATGACGTAGCTGCTTATTAGCTCCACTCTCTTCTAACTGATCGTGGATCTTCTTTTCCATCTTCTTAGCTGCAACCATAGCAGGGTGAAACGTTACAGTATCCTGCGTAGTGCCTGGACCTTCCATAACTTTCTCACCGAAGACATCAAGCTTATCTTTCAGTGGACCCATACGCTTCATGCGGTCAAACATAGTTTCACCTGGCTTGAGCTTCTCGTTAGGGTCAAACAAGTAGCTTACCTTAGGCTCCTCACCGAAAGCTGATGTAAGTTGCTCAGTGGCTTGCTCAGCCTGTGGGTTAATGCTTACGTGTAACGACTCAGCTACACCATCAGGTAACGTAGTAGGATTAACTGTAAGAGGAAAACGTGAGCTACCAAAGAGTACGTCTACGATCTGACCATACGCTGCTAACGTTTTAGTCTTAGTTACCTTAACGAAAACACGAGACTTTTCAGTTTCAGTGAATTGTACATCACCACCGTATATACCACGATAGTTACGATAAGCACGTAACCAACGAGTTTCATCTGCGTATCGTGCATCTTCTGCACGTTTAAAGCGTGACTCAACATAAGATACTACACTAGGTGCATCTAGTTCATCACCGTCTTCAATAACAGCTAACTCATCTGTTTCAAACAGTTCGCCTTGATCGTTGTTTTCTGCCATGCTTAATATCCGAAAGTTGAATCTGCAGCTTGAAACCCTGCATTATGTGAAACTGGATTGAAGTCCCATAAAGAACTTCTTGGTCTAGTCATTATACCATACCTGATTGCATCATACAAGTGGTCTTCTGCATTTGTATCAACATCTTCAGGGTTTCTTTTATCTAGCGGTATGCTAGGTAACTGTGCTATACTGTTGGTGCAAGTCGAGAAAAACACGAGTCTTGGCTCCTCTGTGTACTCATCAACTTGCAAACGGCGGTGAAGCTCGTTCTTACCTGCAACCCGTGAGCCTCGTGAACGGTCAGAAGGACGCCATCGACATCCCTTTTGGTTCATCTGCTCAGCCAAGGACGGGCCTGTGTCGCCTCGTTTGTGCCACAGGGAGCTATCTAACACACCGTACCTGATACTGCTATCTTCACTCTCAGCTTCAAGTATCATATCAGCTAAATCAGTAGCTGTAACCTTAGAACAATATAACTCTCTGTAGACAACAAGCTGCTCACTGGGTGATACAGCAAACCAGACAACGCCTGTGAAACTTCCGTAGCCGTAGTCGCAAGCTCTAAACTTAGTCCAGCTAGAGGGAATTTTATAAGGCTCAACGACATGTATGGCTCTGTTCCACTCAGGAAAGGCTGCACCATCGTTGACATCCCAGTTACCTTCTAGTAGTTGCTTGCGTTGATGCTCAGGAAGTGACAGAAGCATTGCTTCGTAGTCGCCACTCTCAGCTAAATACGGATTATCAAATAGACTGGCAGGTATGAACCTTCGTTTAAATAGGGGTTGACCAGCTTTGCTATGCCCTGATGGGAACTTCAATACCTCACCAGTCTCAATGTCCGTTGCCCAAAAAGACGTATTAGGTGACGCTGGGTCAATGAACATTTTCTTTACCCAAGAGTGTCCTTGTCCACCTGGGTTAGTCGTGGCTCGCATGTACAAGCCTAAGTCTTTGTTTGCACTACGTAAACGTGAACGCATGTAATTCCAAGAGTAGGGGCTACCCCACTGAGTCAGTTCGTCAAACGCTATGTAGTTAAACGCCTGACCTTGGTAACGCATAACGTCAGTATCTCTATCCAAGTACGACATCCACAATGTGCCGCCTCTAGGTGTAGTCCACTGACTCTTACGCTCAGACCACTTAATTCCTGGTATAGCTTTAGGGTACAACTCTTGGCTTTTCTGTATGAGTTCCCTAAGTTCCTCTGTCGTGTGACGTACAAGTAGACCACTGAAGTCTGGGTTGTTCATGTTACGTAAAGGATCAGCTAATGTAGCGTAACTCTTACCACCACCTGCTGCTCCACCATACAGTACTTCACGTTCACCTGAAGCTAAGTACTGCGTCTGTGGTCCTGGGTTTGGCCTGAATACAATGTTTTGCGCTTCTATAGGGTCAAACTCAGGAGGCTTTACTTGCGCTGGAATTGGAGGTGCTTCTACTGTCTGGTTGCTCGTCTTCTTCTTCGTAGGTGTAGCAGCCTGGTCTTTCTTTTTCGAGGACTTCGATTTGACGTAACGCTTTTTCGAGCCGCTGGGCAAGCTGGCGTTTAATTGTAGTAAGTCTTTTTCTTTTACGCTCGACATCTATTCTCTTCTTTAATCCATCGTGGGTAATACTTCTACCTGATTGTGTAGTTAACCACGCAGATACTTGACGGTAACTATACTTCTTTAGATGTTTCTTTGCAAGCTCTAAAAGTTCTAACTCTTTACTTATCGGTAATAGCCAATCCTCATCGTCAGGATCTATCTCGTAACCAAAAGGTATATACGTACTTACTCTAGGTATCCGCTGCCAAAGCTTAACCTTAAACGGTGCTTTAGGTAGCATCCAGTACGCATAGTTTAAAGAGCGCTGTCCTTTTTTATTCATCACTCTCTTGTTGCTTAGGCGGTAAAATAAATAAACCACCTGAAGACTCTACGTTTACTCTTTCAGTCTTAACGACACCAGCACGATCTAAGATCTGACCTGCTGCCATCATCTTTTCTTTAATGCCTAGCTGGGTAGGATCGTCCAAAGCAGAGGCATACGCAACTGCAGCACGAGGGCCAACTCTTGACATGTATGATTTAGTTGCGTCAAATATCTCATCTTTCAATGACTCCACAATAGCTGTAGTAGATGAACCCTCATTGTAACCTGCTAGTTTCTTAGCACGTACAACATCACCACCTGCTTCCTCGAAAAGCACTTCAAGAAACTTACGTTGATTTTCTGTTAGATTACGTGCCATACTATTTAGTCTTTCTATAAGGTTTTACTTTGGCTGCAACTTTCTTAGGCTGAGCCACAAACTGCTTACCCTTAGCAGTGCCTTTTCGTTTAGCTCGTGAGGTAGCAGCATACTCAGAAGAACTAAGAGACTTAATAGCTTTCTCAGGTAAGTATCTTTCACCTGTCGCTTTCGGGCCTTGCGTAGAAGGTTTACCACTCTTGGTTCTCCACTTCTGCTTACCCCAAGACTTTAAGCTCTTCTGAGATTTAGCTAACGCCATTTAGCAGCACTCACACTGACATTCACATTTACGGTTCAATAAAGCACGGATTACACGCTTTACGTAGCATTTAACTCTAGTGATCATTTGTAACCACCCCCCTTAGCTTTGTACTGCTTAGCGACCATTTGGGCTTTCCTGGCGGACCATTGTCCTGGCTTTCCACCTTTCCCGCCAGCTTTGACGGAAGCAACCAAGCGCTTACGCATAGTAGGCTTAGTATAATTACCCGCTGCATTAACCGTAGACTTTTTGCCTGACTTCGCCACGACTTATCCCCATATCGTGCAGTTCTTTGTCACTCAGATTCATGAGTATCCAATAGTCTGCTCTGCGTTGTTGGTTCTCTTGTAGTTTCTGAAACATACGTTTAAACATATTCTATCTCCTATATTATGTTAAGGTAAGAATTACTTACCCTTATAGAGATAGTTATATCATACTTAGTTATAACATAGTATAGATAAGATTGCAACCCCGTTATGCAACTAACGCCTGTTAGGATTGTAATGCTCTTGTACAGATACAGTAACGCCCATAGTGCCACCGCCATTAAAAGCTGTAATCTTGTCACCTTGATGTAAGTACAACCTATCAGAGGTAATCATGTTGTATACATCCTGACCTGAAATAGATTTATTGTCTACTATAGTGTAATAGGTATCATCTTCTTTATGATACCATTGAATAGATATACTACCAGTAGATGCAGCCCCATTACTTGTATGCAAAAATGTAATAATAGCATCGTGGTTATTAGGGCAAGTATATACTACATTACTACTTGCCCCACCTGCTGTGGCTGTAACTGCAATACTTTCAGTTGCGGTATCATAAGAAAGTGCTACCATCTAGTGTTACTTCTTGTTCTTACGGTTGTCAGTCTGTGATTTAACCATACCACCTAAGTTGTACGTCATTACCTTACCGCCCTTAGCGTAACCTTTTTTCTTCTTAGTGGTCATACCGCCATTCTTCATAGCTGGCTTAGCTGGTTGCTGAGCTTGCATCATACCTTGTTGACGCTGCATGTCAGCTTTAACTGGGTCATACGCACCAGTCATACCACCCATAGCGTAACCTTTTTTCTTGCTAGTCATGCCACCCTTAGCCATGTAACCCATTTTATTACGTACAGGCTTAGGTAACTTCTTTAGTCCAGCTTGCGTAGCTGTAGGCGTCTTTAATGCTCCACCAGCAGCGTAACCCTTCTTTTTCATCTTGCCACCCATAGCGTAGCCTTTTTTCTTCATACCCTTCATCATGTCACTCTTCCTCATCACTATATAAATTATTAAACACTCGTTGCGTATCCCATACGTATTCTACGTCCTGCTTAGAGTGATACGTGTGCTGGTTAGGCTTAAAGTCTGGTGCACCCTGACCTGTCTCAAACCACGCTGGGTGAGTTACTCTCACTCTATTATTGGGTAACGCAACGATGTTACCTGTGTACGGACCAGCATCTAATAACTCAAGTACATGACTCTGTTTATGCTGGGCTGGATCATCAGCTACTTCACTGTCCGTGTAGTCAACTGTGAAGTAATACTTACAAGGGTAGAACTCTCCGTCTACCTTAGCTATCCACGGCGCTGGGCTTGCACGTTCTAACTTGTACACACTATGTGTATGAGACATACAGTCCCACGGCTGAGCTAAGTACGGGGGTAACTCGTCAGGCCACTCAGCCAGAGGTGTATCCGCAACCAACGCAGTGAGCGGCATCCTAGCCCACATAGCTCCACCGTGTACGTTCTCTTCGTCTTCGTTAAAGTCTGACTCGCATCCTGTGAAGATGACTTGAAAGCTGAGCGTTCTGTTGGGCATTGTAGTAACAC